TCAGGAAATCGCGAGCGTCATGGCATGGCCGAGCGTGGCCCCAAGCTGGGCCACATCCAGCCACAGCGGCCCAGCCCGATCTGGAACAGACCATGTTGGTTCAGTCACTTCGGCTTCCGCCACCGGCCCCGCCAGATCGCGCAACACCACACGGAAGGCCAGGCGCAGCTCGCCCACGGGCACATCGTTCAAGTCGGGCCAACCAAAGCCGGCCCGGCTCTGCGCAATCCAGTTGAACACCAGCATGCCCGCCGATCGCCGCCAGCGCAGATGCACCGGCGCAAGCGGCCGGATTGCAGCGCCGCCCACGATTGTCGTCAGGGCAACCGCGTTTGCATCGCCCGCACCGGTGGCACGCAGCCGGACTTGTTCGCCCAGCCGTTCCAGCGGCAGCGGCAGCCGCACCATTGCAGCCTGATCAAGCAGCACAAAGCGTTCATCGGCGGCATGGCCGGCCGTCGCACTATCGGTGCCGCGCCGTCCGCGCAGCAAGCCGGACAGCCGGAAGCGCCGGCCGCCCAAGGCCTCGACAGCGGCAAACTGAATAATCTCGTCGCCCGCCAGGGCCAGATTCGCACCGGCCAGCACGCTGGCTTCGGTCCGGCTTTCCAACCACATGCTGTCTGCCAGCAGTTCAACGTCCAGCTGGCTGGCCCGGTCCCAGCCCGCCGGCGATACCGCAGGCAAGGCTGTCACGCACCGCCCCATGATCACCGGTGCCGGCAGCAGGCCAACCGTATCGAAGCTGGCGCCCGCATCAAAGCTGATGGTCACGCCCGCCCGTCGCCAGCCCGGTGACGCGCCCGCACCGGCCAGCCACAGTCGCGGACTATCAGGAAGTTCGCCGGGCAATGGCGGCAGATCAAGCGCCAGCAAGCGTGTTGGACCGGCAGCCTGATCACCGTGATCCAGCGCACGCCCAGGATCGCTGGGCTGCTGCAAGACGGGTGCCGAACCGACCCGCACCAGATCGAGTGTCAGCACGAAGCGTTCGAAGCGGGTTTCGCGCACCTGCCAGTCAATGGCATCGAGCCGCAGCACGTCACCGGGCAGGATGCCGAGAAAACGCCATGGCAGGCGCAGGCTGCGTTGCTGCCGCCCGGCTGCCATTCGCAGCAGCCGGTCGTGACAAAGCTGCTTGGCCGTCGATGCCGGCAGCGCCAGTGGCAGTCCAGTGCCATCAACCCGCACGCCAGCGCGCAGCCGGGCGCGCTGCAGGCCCGGCTGATAGTCGCGATCGACATCGTAATAGCCAAGCTCGATGGCGTCGGGCGCTGAGGCAGCGGCGCTGCGGCGAAGGCGTTCACGGGCCTGCTGGCGCCCATCGGCGCGCGCATCGGCGGCACCGCCTGGCTGGATCAGCACGGCAGGCTGCCCGGGCCCGACCAGGGCCTGCCCGGCAGCCATCACCGCCCCGACCGCCTTCAGCGTTGGTGCAAGCGTGTCAGCCAGTGGCGCTGCTGCACCGATATACAGGCCATCAACCTGGGGAAAATCACCCCGGACCGGCAGATCGAGGGCGGCAACAGCGGCAAGTTCGGCCAGCGCCGATCCCAGCGGCACGCCGCCATCATCGGCAATCAGCTCAAAGGCCAGATTGGGCAGCCGGTTGCCAAATTCTGCCAACGGCAAATCCTCGAACACGACATAGCTCAGCCCCCGAAAGGCCGGCGCTTCACCCTCTGCCGCGGCAATCAGCGGGTCTGCGTTTTGCCGTTCGCTGCCGACGTGCAATCGCATCGTCACCTGTTGCAGCCATTGGCCATTGCCGTCGCGCAGCAGCTTGCCATCGGCCCACACCCGGCCAATGGCCAGGATCGGCTGCGCTGCCAGCAGCACGGCAAAGCTGGCCGAATAGCTGTAACTGGTGGTGGCCGGGCCGCGCTTGCCGCCCCCGCTGCGTGTCGCGGTCTCGCGGATCGGGGCAGCCCAGACGATGTTACCGCTCACCCGCATGCGGCCGCGCACCACCGGGATCGGTTCACCATAGCTGGCGGCCTGGATCTCGGGGTTGGCCAACCGCTGTGCGCTGCCACCACCGCCGCCGCCACCGAGCAGGCGGCGATCCACCGCACCGCCCAGCAACGTACCAACAATGCCGCCCACCGGCCCCAGCACCAGCCGGCCGACCACGCCCAACACCAAAGTTGCCATGCCAAATTCCTATCTGATGCCGGGAAAGGCCCAGCAGGCGATGACGGGCCAATCAGCCGGCGCCGGTGCTTCCACCACCCGGCCCAGGCCGGCATGGGCGTGCAGGATGCCGCGATCGGTGATCAGCGCCAGATGGCGATGATCGGCAGCCAGCGCATATTCCACCAGATCACCGGGCTGTGGCCGCCGCACGCGCCGCAGGCCGAGCGCTCGCAACGTGTGCGCCAGCAGATCGGCATGATCACCGCCCAGCGCATAGGCCGGTACCGGTCCCAGCTGCAGCCCCGCCCCTGCGGCCGCCAGCAGCGCGACACCAACACAATCAAGCCCAACCCCCGCGCGCCGGCCTTGCGGCCGGAAACGGGTACCCAATCCGGCCCGTGCGGCAGCGATCGCCGCGCGGCGCCGGCGCGAAGGGCGGCGATCAGACGGCATAGCGGGTCAACAGATCGGCACCCGGCACATGCGGTTCGCCGCGAAAATTGCGGGCGTTCCCAAAGCGGTCGCGGCAGGTGGAAAAGCGCTTGTCGCAGCCCTCACGCAGGCGCACCCGTGTGCCGATTGCCAATATCAGCGGCTCATCCAGGATCAGCCAGCCATCAGCTGCGGCCACCAGGCGGCGCACAAGGCCCGCCTGCGCGCCGTCAAGCACCGCCAATTCACCATGCACATGATCGCCAAGGGTGATTCCGGCCAGTTGCACCCGATCTGCAGCGGCAGCACTGATGCTGGCCACACGTTCGCGCGGGCGCAGGTCCACCCGGCAGCGGGCATCGCCCAGCTCGGCCCGGCACTCGGGCGAGCAGGTCTCGACCACGCTTGCAGCCAGTGCAGCGCCGGGGCCGATCAGCTCTGCCGTGAAGCCGGCATCAGCGCCGCTGCCCACGGCGACATCACCAAGCGTGCCTTCCGCCAACCATTGCCGGCCGGCATCGGGTTCACGCCAATCAACCAGAAACAAGGCCAATCGTGCACCATCCCAGCGCCCGGCCAGCAGATCCGTCGCCGTCAACGCGCCGGCAGACAGCGCACCGGCCACCTCCATGTCATCAGCGGCCACACCATCGCCCAGCACCACGGCCGATGGCGACATGCCGGGACGGCTCTGATGCCAGAGGCCGTTCACCAGCAAGGGTCGATCATGGCTGGTAAAGCCAAGCGCGACACCATCGCGCCGAACCAGGCGCCAGCACAAGGCCAGATGGGTCAGTTCATCGGCCAGCGCGGCCGACGGCAAGGAAGGCCAGGACGCCGTGGGTGTGACAGGCATGGCCTCAATCCTCCCGGATTTCGATCAGCGGCACCGATGGCAGTTCGCCGGCGCGCCAGCCGGCGATCGAGACCTCGATGCGATCGGTGGCAAAGCGCACCGGCACATCAAAGCGAAAGCCGGCTGTCACCGGCGCACCTGGCGATGGTGCCGCATCGAAATCGATGAAACCGCCCGCTGCCAATGTCCACCCGCCCGCAAGCACCACACCAGCAACCGCCACTGTCACCGTTTCAGGCCAGGGCCGGGTGATGCGACGGGTCTGCGGTGGCTCGTCAGGCAAGGCATTGTCGCCATAGGATTTCACCAGCGCAAAGCGCGTGGCACCCCCGTCGCCCGTGCCGATGCGCTGATCGGTGGCGGTCGGTTCGCCACCATCGGCGGCCGAACTATTGTCAAGCGGATCGAGGAAGCGAAAGCCGTGGGCCTGGCCGCGCCGGGCCCGGAAAAAGCCGACCAGGCGTTTCAGATCATCCTCGGACCGGATGCCCAGCCCGGCATCATATTCAAGCCGGGCATCACTCCATTCGGCATTGCGTTGTTCCGCGCCCGATGCCGTGACCACCACCTGGGTGGAAAAGGCCGGGCCGCCGGCCGCGCCAAACCCCAGCTCAAGCGGAAAGCGCACATCATGAAAGCCTGCCATTGCATCCTCCGCCTCGGCATCATCGATCTGGAACGGGGTGAAGCCGTCGCGCGCCACCTGGGGCCAGGCCCACACGAAGGTTTCGGCGACGCCGAGCGCCTGTGACGCTGCGGCCGCATCCGCCACCAGCGGCCACTGCACGGCGGCGTCATTCTGGCTGAGCACGAAGCCAGCCAGATAATGCTGGCGCGTGCGCGGATAGCCCAATTGCGCTTCCACCAGGGCGCGACCGCGAATCTGGCCGGCCTGGTTGGCGCTAGTCACGAACGTATAATCTTCCAGCTGCAGCACATCGAAGGCCGGATATGCCCAGCCGGCCGGCATGTTGGCCCGCGCCAGATCGGGGCGATCGGCGAGCAGCACCTGCGGCGTGTAGAACAACAGATGCGTGGTCACGGCGGGGGCCGCGGCGCGCGCGGCATTCACCATGCCGGCCGTCGCGTCGGCCAGCCGCTCGCCGCACCAATCGAGATAGGCCCGTTCGGCGGCCGATTTGGCGCCCCGGATATCGACCATCGGCGGCGGCGCGCTGCCACGCTGTGTCTGCCAGCGCGCGGTGGTGGCGGCATCATAGAGGCAAGGGCGATTGTTCGGCCCCACCCACCACCAGGGCTCACCCACTTGAAAGGCGGGATCGATGCCGGCCGCAACGGCCAGACCAATCGCTGTCGTGGTGACGGCCTGTAGCCAGGCCTGCGCCGCCGGCTGGCAGGGCGACAACAGGGCCGACGGCGGCGACCAGCCCGTTAGCCCCTGCGCACCATCGACATCTCGCTGCGCCCACGCCGGCGGGCAATGCTGGGCAAGCAATTCCATCGACAGCGACAGGATTGGCGCAAACCCCAGGGCGCCGGCACGCGCCAGATAATCCCGGTGCCAGGCCGTTGCCGGCCCACAAAAGGGTCGCGCCGGATCGACGACATAGCCGCCCTGCCCGTCGGGCAGGAACGCCATGAAATGGCTCATGCCCAGGTAATGGGTGATGGCGCCGCGCCAGCCGAGCAGCAAGGCCTGCTCCAGGATGCGCTCGGGCGTCTGGTTGTAGAGATCATCGTAGGCGGTGCACAGGCGCAGGGGCTGCGGCGGCAGCAGCGGCTCGCCGGCCTTCAACGCGGCGCCGGCGCCATCGACAGCCAAGTTGGTCAGCCGCACGGTCCCGCTCGCCACCGCCGGCAGCGGCGCATCGACGCCGTCATGGCCGGGCGGCACCAGGCTGATGAACATGCGGTCGATATCGCCGGCCCACACCGGATCAGCCTCCTGCGGCAACAGGAAACCGCCGGCCAGCGCATCGAAATCAAGGCTGATTTCGGCATCAGTGGGCGCGCCACTGGCATAGTTCCACAGGCGGACGTACCAGGTGCGGGGCGCGCCGCCGGCATCACGGCCCTCGATGGTGAGCACCGGGCCGTTGACGGCGTCCAGCGGCAGCGCCGCGCCGGCCGATTGCCAGCGGAATTGCCAGAGCAGCCCGCGATAGTCGCGCCGGGTTTCCAGGGCACAGAGCGGGTGGCTCCAACGATCGGCCGATTCCCAGATCAGGCCCGCCAGATCGGCGCGGCGCTGGAATTCCAGGTTCACCACCACCGTATCCGGCCCCTCGGTGACGACGCTGGCCATCATCGGACGCGGGAAATCCACCAGCCACCAGCGCGGATCAAAGCGGCGCACCCAGCGTGTGCGGCCCTGATCGCCGCTGCTCGCCAGCCACCAGCGCATCATGGCCGCGCCCGATCGAGCGCGCGCGACACGGCGCGAGCCACCTGGTTGCCGGTCTGTTGCATGGTGGCCGGGCTGGCTTCACGCGGGGCCGCCACATTGACGGTGATATTGACCATGCGGCCATTGCCCTGGCCAGGATTGGCCTCCACGCGGCCGGCGGCCGTGGGCACAAACAATTCCGGACCGCGTTCGCCCACCATATAGGCGCGGCCCGCCGAAACCGGCCCGCCGGTGGCACGGCCGGGCAGGCCGAGCAGGCTGCCGACCAGCCCACCCAACAGGCCGCCCCGGCCACCGCCGAACAGCCCGCCCAGATCAAGACGCAGCGCACCTTGGGCGATATCGGACAAGGCCGAGAGGGCCAGCCGCCTGAGATCATCAAAGCCAAGCTTGCCATCAGACAGCGCCCGGCCCAGCGCCCGCGACAGGCCACCGCCAGCGCGATCCAGCCCGGCGGCAAACGGCCCATCCAGGGTGCGCTGGATGTCGCTCAAGCCGCTCATGAAGCCACCGGTATCGGCGCGCACGCGCACCACCAGATCATCGATCGGTTCAGCATCCATCGGGGAATTTCTCCATCAAGCCAGCCAGCGTGCCGGCATTTACCGGAGCGGCCGCTGGCGCCGTATCCAGCCCAAGCGCCGTGATCAGTTCGGCCGGAGTGGCCGCCCAGAATTCCTGTGGCCGCCAGCCCAATATCGCTGCTGCCACATGGGCCGCGGCGCGCGCGGCATCGGCAAACATCAGCGGCCGGCCAGGATCTGGCCCAGCAGCACGCGCAGGGCCGGCGTCGCCGTTGCCAGCCCGGCAGCGACCACGGCATCGGCAAAGTCCGCTCGCGGGATCGGTTCGGCCAGGCAATGCCACAGCAGCGCAACCATCTCGGCCAGCGTCAACTGCCCGGCCGCCGCGCGTTCGCATAGGGCGAACAGCGGGCCCAGCTCGGCTTCGGCGGCCACCAGTGCCGAAAATGTCGGGCGAAGGCGCAGTGTCTGCCCATCCAGCACCAGCGCCGCCTCGCCGCGCAGCGGGTTTGCTGCCGTCACGCAGCCACCACCGGGCCGCTGGATTCCAGCTGCAGGCTGTAGGTGCGCTCGCCGTTGAAATCGCCGGCATAATCCAGCCGCGCAATCTGGAAGCGGCCGGTGATCGTCTCGCCGCTTTCAAACTGCACCTGGTAATCATCGATCTGGCCCGACAGCGCGGTGGCCTTCACCCGCTGTTCCGCCGCCGAGCCGGTGAACACACCCGATCCAGACAGGGAGACAGAGCGCACGCCGGCCCCCGACAGCAGCTCGCGCCAGCCGCCGCTGCCCTGGTTGGTCACCACCACGGTTTCGGTGTTCACCGTCAGCTGCGTCGTGCGCAGGCCGGCCACGGTGCCAAACACCGGCGGCACGGCGCCATTGCCCACCTTCAACAGGAAGGCGGCTCCCTTTTCCATTGCCATGTCGTGTTTCCTTTCGGTCAGATCTGTTCGCTGCGCAGCCGCATCTCGATCACGCCCGGCCGCCAGCCCTGTTCAGGGGCGTTCACGCCTGCACGCAGCAGCCGCGCCCACACGATGCGCTGGCCGTCCCAGGTGCCGGTCAGTGTCCGCAGGCGGGCCTCGGCCGCTCCCAGCAGCGCCTGCAGCCGCGCGCCGCCGGGCCGATCATCCCAGATCGTCACCAGCAACCGATGTTCGTGCGCCACTTCGGTCTTGGTACCGGCGTCGGTCACCAGATCAGGGCCGATCACCGCATAGGGTGCCGACGCATCAGCCGGCGGACCATCATACACCCCGGTCAGGCCCGGCATGCCGGAGAGCGCCGCCACCACCGCCTTCTGCATGGCAAGTCCTGCCGCCATCATCTGTCTCCCGGCCACAGCAAATTGGGATCCGCCAGCCGCGTCCGCGTGCCGCGGCGCTGTCGGTGAAGGCCAGGCGCCTGCAGCCGCAACGTCTCGTCATCCACGATGACGGTACCGCGCCCCGTCCATTGCTCGCCCCAGCGCCGCGCCACCCGCGCGCGCACCTTTGCCGCAGCCGCCTGCGCCAGCGCCCGCCCACGCGCGTGCAGCTGCCCGATCACGCTGGTGCTCATGCCGGCTGCCCGTCGCACCACAGGCGGGCGAAATCCCGTCGTCGCGGATCGCGTTCCACGGCGCGCACGGCCAGAATCTGGTCACGCCAGCGCAGACGCACCTGCAAATCCAGATCGTCGCGATCGCGCAGCACAACGTGCCAGCGACGCCCTGATCGCACGGCATCGCCGGCCGTGCCACGGCCCGGCGCGCCATCGCGGCTGAGCGCGGCAAACACGGTTTCCACCGCCATCCAGCTGCCCACATCATCTGCCGCCGCGTCGCGGGCCGGCTGCCAGCGCTCGATGGTCACACGCTCGTCCAGCGTGCCGCTCTGTTCCGACGCCATGGCCCTCACCCCAATTGCAGCCGGCGCCACGGCCGCCACAGCGCCGCCACTGCCGCTGGCGGCGGCCCGGCATCGGCGGCATCGCGGTGGCTGAAGAAATGGCTCACCAGACGCACCACGCCGGCGCGCAGCGGTTCCGGCACGTCATTCCAGTCGGCGCCCAGGCCGGCGCGAAACCGCACCACCATGGTGGACGCACTGGCATTGGCCGGCAGGGCAATCAGCCGCACCCAGCCGGTGCCATCGGCGCCGATATCCTGTTCCCAATGGCCAGCTGCCAAGGCTTCGCCCGCCACAAACACGCCGCTGATCACCTGCACCGGCCCGGCCTGCAGCCTTTGCCAGGCCAGATCGCAGGCCAGCCGCTGTTCGCCCTCGCGTGTCATCAGCCATTGGCCGATGAACGCCTCGCACAGGGCCATGGCGGTGCGGATATGCCCGGCCAGCAATGCATCCTCATCGTCACGCTCCAGCCGCAGCGCGGCCTTGCATTCGGCCAGACCCACCACCAGCGGACCGGCCTCAGCTGTCACCATCGCCATCACCGCTCCTCCACCCGCACCACCAGGGTGCGTTCATCGTTGCTGCCGTCCGAAAGGGTGACGCGATTGCTCACCCGATAAAGCCGCCCGGCCTCACCGGCACCCAGGGTGATCATCGCGCGGCCGCCGGCCAACCTGGCAGCCGAGAGCGTGAGGCCTGCCGGGCTGACCTCCCAAACGGATGCGGTGATGCTGCGGCCAGCCAGATAACCGGCATCCCAATCGACGACATGTTCGACCATGCTGCCGGGGTCCTTCAGAAAGATGCTCATCGCGGCCTCGTCTGCCAGAGGGGAATGCTCAGATCGGTGCGCCGATCTCGACCTGCCACGCCGCCACCCTGAGCGCGCTGCCCGCCAGCAGCGCCTGGCTGGGACAGGTGGTGACATACAAAAGCCGCTGCCCGGCGGTATCGAGCAGCGCGACATGATCGGCCGTGCCACCGGCCTGGGCCACCAGCCCGGCGCGCTCTGCCACGGCCAGGCGGCGGGCGCCGTTGGAGCCCGCGGCCAGCGCGAAATCGGCCGGCCCCACCGCCACATCGGCCAGAGCCCCGGCGATGGCAGCGGCAAAGCTGGCCGGCTGGCCAGAGGTCACCACCAG